GGGTTTGCAACGCTTGAGTCAGGAGCGCGACCGTCGTTGCTAAAGCAATCCGGTGCAGTGGGTTCCGCATCAGGCGACCATGCCTTTGCGTAAAAGATGCGACCGACATTTGGTGATCCGTGAATAATGACCGCCTTCAAAGCGTTGCTGGTCTTACCCATTTCTTCACCACCAACCGTTTTGCGGAAGATGCCGTTCTTCGGCACGATACGCTTCACGCCAGTCTTACCGGCAAGTTGCTTGGTCAGTTCACTAACACCTGCATTACGCAGGAAGTCGGGTAGCTCTTGGCTCACTAATGCTAAGTTACTCATAATAATCCTCACGAAGAACGTCTAACGACTATGGTGTACTCCTGCTCGACATTTAAGCCCATTGGGAGTTTGTCTGGATTCTCAGATAGAAACTCCTTCATGTGTGTCTGATGAAGTCTCTTCTCCAACAGGCCGAATGCATTGTTCTGTTGAATGAACGAATACATCGAATCCCAATCGTTCGTCCAGTACCGCGATTTAAGTTGACGAATGATTGTGCCGTGCTCGGTGCGAATACTGCTCGCGTTGTTTTGTTTGCAGATTTCAAGCATCTGCAATTGAATCAAATTTAACTGCTCTTCTAACTGTTTATCTTCAGCTTCGAATGCCCGTGCCTTCGCTTGACGATGGTCACGAATCTTTATGTATGTTGCAGTGAGTTTGTCTAACGGAACAGAGGAAGTTTCCTCTTCGGTGGTAGCTTCTAATTCTTCATTCATATGTTCTCCAATACACTAATAGGGCGGGGTCACTGAGTAGGAGTCAACGGGGAAACAAAGAAACCCTTGAGTTAGCTCAGCCCCCGCTGCTGCAGTTATTTGCCCCACACACAGCTTGGGTTATCGTTGCCGCATTTAAACCCCCCGTCTTTCCGAGGTGTCACTACTCATCACTAACCGCCTATCCCAAACAGCTAGCAACTTTCGAACCTCAAATATACACCTACATTGTACAATGTCAAGGGGTGTTTTCCATCTCTTGTCGATAAAGTTCAATTATTTTTTCGTGGTTGTCGATGTTGCCGCGCAGCATCTTATAGACCTTCGACTCGACAGGACTGCCAATGATGTGCACGACAGTCATGTTGTTCTTCTGACCGGGGCGGTCAATCCGAGCATTGGCTTGTAGGTAGGTCTCCACGCTTGTAGTCGGCGCGTACCAAATGATCGTATCTGCGGCTGTGAGTGTCAATCCATGGCTCGCTGCCTGTGGCTGTATTAGCAATACGTGCGGATCAGTTCTGCTTTGGAATTCTTTGACAATCTCAGCGCGACGGTTGACGGACACCGCGCCATTAATTACTTCGCAAGATATGTGCTTGCTTTCAAGAAACTCTTTCAATAAAGCAATAGTGTGCGTGTAGGGTACAAACACCAACACCTTGTGGCTTGCTTCCTCGATAACCTCTTGCACCACTCTTAACCGATTGCTAACGTCGAACTCAATGACTTGTTTATTGTCAGAGTAGACAGCCCCGCCAGCAATCTGCAGTAGCTTGTTCAGCTTTGCTGCTGCGTTAATAGAACTAATCTCTTCCCCCGCTGCTTCGATGAGCATCTGTTTCTTCATCGCTGTGTAGTACTTAGTCTGCTGTGCGGTCATCGGTGCGTCGCGGTCAACAAACGTCAGTGGAGGAAGGTCAAGGCAGTCGGCTTTCTCAAACCGTATTGCCGGTTGCAGAATCTTGTGGACTAGCTGCTGCGCTCCCGGTTTGGGTATCCACGTGTACTCACTCACCTTAGCCATCACCGTGTCACGGTACTGACCAAAGAAGGGGGGAACGCCTTGTGGGTTGATTAGCTTTGCCAGCCCATACGCATCTAGGGGTGACTGCGCAGCTGGTGTGCCGGTCAGCATCCACAACCCTTTTACTGTCTTACCAACGTCGCGCAATGCTTTCCAGCGGTCGGTCATCGCATTCTTGTATGCCGACGCTTCATCAACCACAACCAAGTCAAACCCAGCTTTGGCTAACTGATCTTTGACGATCTTCACGCCATCGAAGTTGATGATGACGAACTCGGCATCACCGTTGATGATCTCGCGGCGCTTGTCTGCTGATCCGTGCGCAACAGAAACTGTGCGGTGGACAGCGAACTTGAACAAGTCTTCTTGCCAAGCAGAACGCATGACAGACAGGGGGCACACAATAAGCACCCTGCGCAGAGCGCCCAAATTCATTAGGTAGTCAACCGCCCAGATAACGGACGCAGTCTTGCCCGTGCCCTGCTCGTTAAAGCAAAAGGACTTGCGGTTGTTGATGAGGAACTTAGCCGTTTCTTTTTGATGGGCGAACGGGGTAAACCCAAATGGCCTAGGCCATTCGTAATCTTCTAAAAGCATCTAACTCTCGCTGGTTACTTACGTTCTTTCTTACTTACCTCTGACACAACTTTATGGTTCGAACCTCGACGGAAGGAACGGTTTGCGGTCACCGACTCGATGCGCAGTCCGCTCTTGTTTGACCCGCCCTTTGACAATGCTTTAACATGGGCAACGTCTTTGCCTTCTCGGGCGTCCGCTTTTCCGTTGCCGTTGCTATCTGGATACTTCTTGTCGATTTTGGCGCGAGCGCGTTCACGCTCTTTGCGCTCATCAGCTTCACCTCGGCTTAGCTGCTGCTGATACTCTTTCTTGTACGGTCTGGGTTTGTTAACGTAGGGCATGGCGCACCTCACTCAGCTAGTTTATACCGCTCCCAAGCGATGATGGTCTTGCGCACCATGCTTAGTTGCATCCCTGTGTAGGGGCAAAAAGTTGACTTGGTAAACTCTTCAATTTCCTTGCCCCACTTCAACGTCTCTTCGTAATTAACAGCTTCTTCAATAGTAGAAAAAATTTTCCCATCTTTGGTTTGGTAGGCTGTGATCTCTTGCATTGTTAGCTCCTGTTGTATTCGCAGTCCTTAACAGCACAGAACCTGCACAGCGGGCCGCTGACTGGATTCCATACGTTAGTTTTTAGTGATGACTCGATGCGTTTAATGTCGGGTAACATCTGCGCTACATAATGTAGCTCCTGCTCTTTGTTGTGGTCGGACTTCACAAACTCCTTGCTGACCACAAACACCAACGCAGACTTGATCTTCTTGACCTGCGGGAACTTGGCAAAGATACCTGCCGCTACCAAGTCCAACTGCTTGATGTCTGCGTATCGTGCACTCTTACTGGTCTTGTAGTCAACCGAATGTGCCAGCCCCTTTTCCTCGTTAATAATTACCAAGTCGGCAATACCATGCCACCACACGTCGGGGGCATCGAAATCACAGGCTTTGAAGTCGCGGGTCAGACCTAGCTTGACCTCGCAATGTTTCTCACCGGGAATGTTCGCTAGGGTTTTTAACGTAGGCTCAAGGTAGTCAAACTCCGGGGGTATCGGTGTACCGTCACGGATGTACTCCTCCGCAACCGTGTGCATACGCTTGCCGTATAGCGTAGCTTTGGTATCCGGCTCTTTTATATCTTTGGCAATCTTTGTGTGGTAATACTTCCTCGGACACTGCTGGAAGGTTTTCAGACTGCTGTAAGACCAGATGATGCTCATAGTTTCCTCAAGCAGCTAAAAGCTTGGATGTCCACACGGAACGCGCCAGCGAATTTGCAGTCGGACGCAATCCGGCTCTCGGTGTTTACCATCCCAATCAGTAGCCCTATAAAAAACAACAGTACGGCAACCATAGACTTAGCCCACCATGCGTTGATGACAGACCAGACTTTCGAAAAGTTAATAGGCTCTAGCATTCTCCGTAACTCCTTCCGTAACCAGCTTCACAGTTTAGCGGAAGCTCAGGTGCCCACATCGGGCGTAATCGCATGCAGAGTTCTACAAACTCTTTTGCTGTGTCAACTTCAGTCTCAGGCACTACGCAAGTAATAGCATCATGGACAGTCATGACTACCGGATACTTCTTGGCAATCATCAGCATCTGGTCACCGATGACTATCCTTGCTAATGCTTGGCAAACATTCTCAATCACCTTACCACCGTAGATACGGTTCGGCACCGTGGCCTTGCCCCTCTTTGTGTCATACACATACTCAGGCTTGGCTCCCGGCTCCGGCTCTGTCCAACGCAAGTTAGGGTACTTGATGTACAAACCGTTTGGCAACCGTACGCCCCGCTTACCCTCAACTTTGAGGATGTCATCACGCCCTAACCCCATGGCTCGGTCACCCATGACAGCATGCAAGGATTTCTCGGCATGCTTCCAAAGCTCTGGGATTCTTGGGTAGGTGCGGCGGTAGGTGTCTATGATGCGCTTGCACTCATCAAGCTCGATCTCAACCTTGAAGTTCTTTAGCTGCGCTTGAAACTTAGCGGCTCCCATCCCATAGCCAGCACCAAGAATTGTTGTCTTGCCGACGAACCGCTGGTCTGGATTGATGTCCGGCTCTGGCACTCCGTAGATAGCCGAAGCCATTATCTTGTACACGTCCTCGCCTCGGTCGAACGCATCAACCAAGTCGTTCTGCCCTGCTAACCAAGCGAGTGTCCGCGCTTCAATCTGTGAGGAGTCCGAGTCGATCACCATGTAACCCTCGGGGGCAACGATGGCTTTCTTGATTGGAGACTTGCGGGGTAGGTTCTGCAAGTTCAGCTTGTCATCCCCACCCCACCGCCCAGTGTGTGCAGCGTAGTAACGTAGGGGTACAGGTAGAGGCCCACGCTGTCCGATGCCAATCATGCGCTCGGTGCGAGTCTCCTCAAGCGTAGACTTTATGCCTAGCCTAGCTGATACAAGAACCTGAACTCGTGGGTCAGGGTGCACAAGCAACTCTTTGAATTCTTCGTCGTTCTTAGCGAACGCCCACGTCTCCTTGCCTGTGGTCAGGCTCACCTTCCGTGGTGGAGTCACGCCCAATAGTTGCAGCAGGTCGGCGAACTGATCGTTCGACTGCAATGCGGTCGCAGCTTTACCCGAATCTCGGAGCAGGTCGGCTTTCCTTGCCTTTACTATTTCCAAGTGATGCCGTAGCCCCAACGAATCCACGCGAAGCTTTGGCTCCGCAAACATGCGGATGGTTAAGTCGATTAGGCGTAGCTCTTTTGGAGGGAACTGGTGGGACAAAAGGTCGAAGAGTTTGCGAGTCAGCTCAACGTCGTTCTTGCAGTACTCGCCGTATCTCGCAAGCTCCCCCGGTAGGAAGTCTGCTCGGTGTTTGCCAAGCGCATTGACTACCTCATCGCCCTTCTTACCTAGCCCGTAGTACTCGGCTAGCGCCGCAAGGCTCCCACCCACTTCGATAGTGTGTAGTGCGCGTGACATACTGAGCGTATCAAGCCAACCGCGAGGCTTAATCCCAAAGTGCCAAGTAAGAATAGCAGCATCAAACATGGCATTGTGAGCAAGAA